GGTTGTGAAAGAAAGTACCTATGCCGCGTGCAGACCCATTTGAATCAAGGATGGTTCTGGCATGCGTGAAGCCACTGCCCCCATCGTTACCGACGTGGATCGTGGAATCTACGTCAAGTTCGTAGGCTGGGCTGGTCGTACCTATTCCGACCTTGCCATCACCCGCTATGCGCATTTTTTCGGTGCTGGCCCCGCCGCTACTATTGGTGTGGAACGTCAGTGCTGTTGTGCCACCGCTGGAATAAGTTCCTAATGTTCCAAGCCCTGTGTCTGTTTCGTAATAAAGCTGCAATCCGGCGGCGGAACCAGTCGTGTCAAATGAACTCGAAGAACCTTCGATAGATAACTGGCCTGCTGAATCGAACCTTGCCATTTCAGCGCCACTGCCTTTACCAATAAACGTAAGAAGGTCTCCGTTGTGGAAGTAGCGAATGCCTCCCGCTGCCGTGTTTCCAGTATCGCCAAAGTAGATGTTCTGGGTCGCAGTTGTGCCATTTGAAAAGAAAAACTGGGTCACATCGCTGTCAGCCGTTGATCGAATGCGAGCCAACGTGGCGCCTGAATCGATTACGTCGAGTCTGTAGCCTGCAGAGGGAGTGCCACCCAGTCCAATGTCTTGGGCAGACGTGATGTGCATCGCTTCAGTCGCGTTCGTAAAAATCTCTAGGCTGTCGTTGCTGTGGTCGTACCTGATCCGTCCCTCATCTGCGTCATCAGCATCCCCAAAATTTATTTGGCTCTTTGCTGTAGTGCCCCCAACTCGAATCCGTACAAACGCATCATCAGTGGAGGCAGTGCCTGTACTTTTTACTCTTATAGCGGGGTCTGTAGCTGCCTGTACGTCAATCTCGTAGCTGGGCGATGTGGTGCCTATACCTAATCGGCCTGTTGCGCCAAATCTCGCTTTTTCACTGCCATCTATCTCAAACTCAATGGAAGAGGCAGAAGAACCGTCGTTATTCGGGTCCGCAATAAGCCGAAGATTGCCATTGGCTGTATTTTGAATTTGTGCAATGCCTGCGCCAGATCCGTCGCTGTCCTCAATACGGATCGTAGGGTTGCTGTCTTTGATGTGCAGGACATTGCTTGGTGCAGTAAGGCCAATTCCTACGCGATCTGTGGACGCATCGACAAAAAGCGTGTCTGTATCAACGGCGAGATCATCTGGAATGGTCACAGTTCCGTTGAACGTAGCAGCGCCAGCGGCAGACATGTCAAACTGTAGCGCGTTAATTGTAGAACCGCCGTCGTTACCACGGATGTAGAGGTCTCCGTCGCTAATGACTGCGTTTATATAGAGGTCATTGCTTGACTTGGTAATATCCCCAAAATGCGTTCCGCCGCTCTTGAAGAGAATACTGTCGCCACCAGCGTCAAGATTGATGTCTGCTGCTACATCTAGGGTTAAATCACCCGAACTCAAAGCAATCGTAGTGCCATCAATATTGATGTTGTCGATGTCGATACCGGCGTCTGCAGTGATCTTCCCTGCGGACACGGTAGTGCCCGATATATCTACATTGCCGTTGATGTCGATAGTCGTAGCGGCAATCTGAACTTCCGTATCCGCGACAATATCAAGCTGACCATCTGTGCTCGAATTAATATAGATCGCACTGTCACGAAGCTGCACCTTGTCAGTCGTCGTCAACTCGATGTTTGTACCGCTAGATGTGTTGCCTGCGGTCAATACTTCAGCCAGCGTGTCCGTCACACCAGGATCAACCAGCGCCATTGCGTCAACTACGGCAGCGCCACTACCTGCACCATCGAGGTAAACAACGGCTGTCTTACCTGTGGCGATAGTTACATTTGCGCCAGAACCTTGGCTGATGTTGATCGACTGCGACCCTGTAGTTGCATTTTCTACCCACATCACCCGAGAGATGGTATTCGGGGCGATGGTCAAAGTCCTGGTTGCGCTTAATGTCGCAGAAGAAGTGACCTTGAAGTACATGGCTCGCGCAGGATCAGTGGCTCCGTCTGCCACTGTGGTCGTTGCATCTGCGTCCGAAGAAAAACAATCCTGAGTACCGTAACCTAGAGCCTCTCCTATCAGCTCCAGATTGGTGTTCGTGCTGCTGCCCCACGTTCCGCTCTCCTCGCCGGTTCCGATTTCTTTCAAGCGCAGATCATTTACATACGTTGCCATCTATTCCACCTTTCAAGCCGCATCGCGGCCAGCTTTAATTTCTTCGTATCCTGCCGATTGGCTGGTGTCCACCGCTACATAACCCGCCGATTGCGAGGTGCTTATGTCTCCATAACCAGGGGATTGACTGGTGTCTATTGCCGCATAACCCGCCGATTGCGAAGTGTCAACCGGATTGTACGAGGGGGATTGACTGGTGTCTATCTCGCCCCAGACCAGAATCTCGCCAACGCCTGCCGTCGTCGAGACGCCGATTAGCTCAACAACCGAACCCGCAACAGTGGTTGCATCACCAATCGCTGAGTTTATTTGTTGGCCGTCGGGATAAACATAATTGACTGTTCTGACGGCGAGGGAACCTAATCCCGACGTGATCGCTTGACCCGCCAGCGAAACATTGGCCTCAGCATCAAAGGTCGGCGAACCCACTGCGGGTGTGATCGCTTGGCCCGTGAGCTGCACGATCGCGCCTGCGACGGCTTGAATGCTACCCACACCCGATGTGATTCCGAGGCCCGCGACCGAAACATTAGCCTCAGCGTCAACGGTGACCGATCCAACGGCTGAGGTTATCCCCTGGCCTGCAGGCGTGACATTAGCCTCAGCATCGACTGTGATAGCGCCGACACCAGGGTTGATGGCGAGGCCGGTCAGAGTGACCGCAGCCTCTGCATCGACCGTGACCGAACCAACAGATGAGGTTATCTGTTGTCCAGAAACAGATACATCAATCTTGAGCGGGGTGCCCCAAGCGCCCAGCCCCCATGTTCCGCGACCCCAGCCCTCTTGTGACATCAGTCAGCCAGCTTTTCTTTAGCGTCTTTTAAACGCTGAACCGCCGTGCTCATAATGTCGCGCACCGCATTCGTCATGAAATCTGTCGAAAGCGAAGCCTCCATTGCCTCGATAGCTTTTTCAATGTCTTCTAAAGCCGTCATAGTGACCTCCAATCAAGCCACCATAATAGAGCCTATGCTGCGTTAGGAACACCCTGAAATTTGCGGTTCAAGATACGCTGCACCTTAGAGTGCGTGAGCGGCGGGATGTTGTGCATGCTGTTGACCTGCTTGGCTATCTTTCGCGGGCCAAGGCCACGCTTGTGTAGCTTATAGATCGTCTTCAATACCACCTGCTCTTCAGGCACCTCTACCAACTTCTTGCGCGTCTTGCTGCCCGTCTTGACCTCTTCGTGGCGAAATCCGTAGGGCGCAGATCCACCGATGGCGTAGCCGCGTGAGGCCCAATCGAGCTTACCTGCGGCAAATCGATCCTTAATGGTGGCGTGCTCTATCTCGGCAACCGCAGATAACACCATCAGCATGATCTGGTTTGCCATCGAGTTCATATCAAACTTGGCATCCAAACCCTTCGATTTGCCTGCATCTGGATAGACAATCGGCATCTCGCCAAACTGCTCGCAGAAGTACAGCGTGATACCGATTTCCTGCAAAACGGGTATCAGGCCCAACAGGTCGGAGCTGGAGCGACTCAACCGATCAAGCCGCGTGCAGATCACCACGTCATGGCGGTCAATCACGTCGGTCATGTCGCGGCTGGCGGGTCGATCTAGCACCGCATGGGTGCCAGAGATGCCCTCATCCGCAAAGAACTCGGTCACCTCACGGTTGTACTTCTCGCGCACGAACTCGCTGATCTGCTGCTTCTGAGTGTCTAGCGAGATGCCAGACTTGACCTGCTCGTCTGTGGATACGCGGACGTAGCCGTAGATGTTGTTGATTTGCTTCAGTGGGTTGCCGCTCATTCTGTGTCTCCATTAAGAATGTCCAAAGCTCTGTCTAGGCTTTCAGCCAACCCCTCTTGCAACTCCCACCCAGTCTTGATGGCTGGCATGTCACCCGCTTCGATGCCTGCGCGAATCATGTTGAGCGAAGCTGCCTTGGTCGCCGCCACCCCGAGAGCCTGTCTAAGCTCTTTGATTTGTGCGTCGATAGACTTCACTTCACGCCCCCCTTGTAACCGTAGTCGGTCATCTCTTCGTGCAGTCGCTGCCAGTTGATATCCAGCGGCATATTGTCGGTGCTGCGGTCAGCAAACATCACCTGACCGTCTTTCACCAGCTCCACGCCGTAGACCGCCTTGGGCATCCCATCGTACACGATGTCGATGTCGTGCTTCAGACAAGTACGGCGCACCCGATTGTAGTACACCTTTTTGGCTTGGGCGCTCATGCTATGTCCTCCTGCAAGAAATTTTCCCAAACGTCTTGGACCGCCGTGGTGGTGGCGAGCCATTGAGCACGCTCGACGATATACGCGCCAAGCTCTTCGGTTTCGATAGACGCCTCCACAAAATCGGCTGGATCATGGTCAACAACCGCCGCCGCTTTTTTGAAAAGCGCAGGCAGCACCATCGCCTCAATCGGTTCAAGATTATGCTTTCGAGCAAACTTGTTGATTGCCGCAACAAGAATCTGGCTGTTAATACTCAATTCGCTTTCATCAGTCATCACGTTCTCCGTTAAGTGAGATTGAATAATAGGCGCTTGCGTGTCGTTGTGCAACAGTTTATCGAATTAAATTAACTTTTGTATATGGGCACGGTGCGTGATAGGCTGTTAGTTGGAGTACAAGAGATAGGAGAGAGCTATGGGCAACATGGAAAGACTTATCGAGATGCTTCGAAACCACGATTGGTACTTCGACTACTCGGATGACCATAGGGTTTGGAGGAGGGGCGTTGAGGAGCGTAATCAGATTAGAAAAGAAGCCGAGCGGCTTGGCAGACCAGAACTGGTTGAGCAGGCATTTCAAGAATTTGAAGCTGGCGACCTGGAATGGTGGCTGGCGGAACTCCAAGAAATAAACGACGAAAATGATGTTCCACGTGGAACGAGTTAGCGCGACGGGCATTTATGAGTAAAAAAATTATTGTAGAAATCGAGGGCGATGACGCTGAGATGTTAATCGAGTACCTCGGAAGCATTCGAGAGCTGCTTGAAGAAATCAGAGATGAGCTGGCCAAGCAGCCGGCACCAAGAACGCGGAAAAAAGCCGATGGATAAGTATTTCGAAACTCTTGATCTGGCGCAGTTCAGGATGATGCACGACGTGAACTCAGAAAAAGCAACGAAGCTTTTTAAGCATGTGCTCGACTCTCAACATGACGTAGGCGCGGAATCCGACTACATCATCCGGTTGTGGAAGCAGGAGAGAGGAATCAAATCGGCTGAATCGCCTCAACCACCGGCCTAGCCGCTTCTCTACGCACTTCTTCCATTTCTGGCGTATCGCGTGGGTCGAGTGACAAAATCCCAAGCGCCGCATCTGTCACCGCTTCACCGGCTGGCACCAATAATTTTTGAAATCCAAACTGCACGGGATCGAGAGACTGCGTGTCGTCCATTAAGTATTCGCCAATCGAGCCAATGCCTGACTTGAGCGCTTCTTTGTACCGGCGACCTGTAGGCGTTTGCGTCTCGAAGCCGACCAAGGCG